TCAGCGGCATGGAATGCTCCACAGCTCTTCCACCTTGGTGGTGTAGCTCGGGCTTTTCAGCTCGCGCCGCATGCCCCAGTCCGGGGTGACCGGAACCGCACCTGGTCGAATCGTGCCCCGGCCCCATCGGCTGTTGATGCTGTCCAGGACGTTCATCACACGATCAGCCGCGGCTGATTGCTGCGGGGCGAAAAGGTCCAGGGTGTGCTCGTTCCGCTGGCACAGATCCATCAGCAACACTTCCGCTTTCGAGTAGGCGAAACCGTCGCGGTAGACCCGTTCCAAGGCCTTGCCGGCGGCCTGGATCATCAGGCGGGTGTCGTCGGTGGGGTAGGGCAACTCGCAGATCACACCATTGGCATAGCGCGCTTCATCGGGGTTGAACATGCCGGTGCGGATGCTGACGCGGATCCGCCGGCACACTGACCCCTGGCTGCGGAGCTTTTCCGCCGCCCTGGTGCAGTAGGTGGCCACCGCCTCCCGGATCTGCCCCAGGTCGCGCAGCCGCTGGCCGAACATGCGGCTACAGCAGATCTCCTGGCGCGGCGGCGCCACGTCCTCCAGCTCCAGGCAACTGACCCCGCGCAGCTCGCGCGCGGTGCGCTCGATCACGACCGAGAACTGCTTGCGCAGTGACCACGGATCCGCGCAAGCCAGATCCCAAGCCGTCTTGATGTTCAGCACCTCAAGGTGGGCTTGCATGCGCCGGCCGATGCCCCACACGTCGCCGACCAGCGTTTTCTTCATGACCCGCTCGCAACGGTCCGGGTCTGACAGGTCCACAACACCGCCGGTCTGCGCCTGCCACCTTTTGGCGCTGTGGTTGGCCAGCTTGGCCAAGGTCTTGGTGGGGCCGATCCCCACGCCGGTGGGGATTCCCGTTTGCCGCAGCACCTGGGAGCGGATCTCGCGCCCCAAGTGCTCGACAGCCTGGACGCCGGTCAGGTCGCCGAAGGCCTCGTCGATGCTGTAGACCTCGCAGGACGGCACCATGCCCTCGATCACGGTCATGACGCGCTGGCTCATGTCGCCATAAAGCGCGTAGTTGCTGGAGAACGCGACGATGCCGTGGCGGCGCAGGGTGTCGCGGATCTGGAAGTAGGGCGCGCCCATCTGCACATAGGGCTTGGCATCGGCGCTGCGCGCGATCACGCACCCGTCGTTGTTCGATAGCACCACGATGGGGATGTGGCGTAGGTCCGGCCGAAACACTCGCTCGCAGCTCGCATAGAACGAATTGCAGTCCACCAGGGCGAAGGTGCGGTCAGACATTGAAGCCGTGGTGCCGGAGGCTGTCGCCCACCACCCCCCAAATCTGCAGCTCGTCCGACTCCAGCACGTAGCGGGGCGGATAGGCGGGGTTTTCGGACCGCAGCACCCATTGACCCTGCTGCTTGTCCAGGCGCTTCACAAAGGTCTCGCCGTTGAGCATGGCGACCACCACGTGCCCGGGCCTGGGCTCCCGCGCACGGTCGATCACCATCAGGTCGCGGTCGAACAGGCCGGCGCCGGTCATGCTGTCGCCCACTGCCCGGGCGATGAACACGTGGGGCGCGTGGATGTTCAGCAGCTCGTCCAGGGATAGCCGTTCCTCCAGGTGATCCTGGGCGGGGCTGGGGAACCCTGCCGGGACTAGGCTGGAGAACAGCGGAAGCTTGGTTGTGGACTCCGCGAGGAGGCACACGAATTCGCAGTTCGACATGGCAGTGACTTCTTAACTACTGGTGATATATACAGTACATATCCAACATGTTCTCCCGTCAATTTGGGTGCGACGAGAGGTGATGGCCATGTGTGATGGCGTGCTACGCCTGAGGGAAGGACCGCTGGCCAGTAGCAGTGTCGGCGGCCTTGCAGAAAATCCTTATGGAACAGGGCTGGTGGTTATAGTGTTGACATAGCAATTATCGGTGGTTACTATACCCACCAACGCTTACAGACTATAGGGAGGTAAAGCGTGAATAGCCGACAGCTGGTGAAAATGATCGAAGCTGACGGTTGGTACCTGGTGAGGGTCAAAGGTAGTCACCACCACTTCAAACATCCTGTGAAGAGGGGGCTTGTGACAATTCCACACCCAAAGAAGGACCTACTGGACAAAACAGTTTCAAGCATCAAGGAGCAAGCCCAGATCGTATGATCTGGGTTGTTTCCACCAAGTCGGAACACGCGTTACAACCGAAACAATGAACTACCAACACACTAAGTAACTCAAACACATCACAAAATTTACCAAAGCAAATGCAGTACCTAAACAGAAACTGGAGAAACCTTGAAGTAGCGTCACCAAACTGATCTATCAAACTTACATACATACATGAGAAATATTTGAGCTGAGGAAATGATTATGTTGTTTCCAATCGCAATCTCCCAAGGCGATGCTACACACGCTTGGGGTGTTGAGGTTCCGGATGTCCCTGGCTGCTTCTCGGCTGGAGATGATCTGGATGACGCTCTGGCGATGGCACGTGAAGCAATCGAGTCCCACCTGGAGGTTTTAGCGGAGCTTGGGGATCCTATTCCGCAAGCTAGTCCTGTCGGTTTTCATGCGAAAGATAAAGCATATGAAGGCTGTATTTGGGCAGTAGTCGACATTGATATAACCCGATACTTGGGCAAGGCTGAGAAGCTTAATATCACTCTCCCCGGGTATCTGATCCATAGAATTGACGACTACGTAAAAAACCATCCAGAGCAAAAAAGCCGATCAGGATTCCTCGCAAAAGCAGCGCTTAAAGTGCTCGAAAGCGCCTGATAAGGTAGCGCTGCCCTGATAAGGTAGTTGCACATAAAGCCCGCCAATTGGCGGGCTTATTTATTCATCAGTCAAAAGGAGTCGACGATGGGCATATGCAAGCTTTGCTTGAAAGAGAAAGACCTGCTTCTATCTCACATCATACCCAGGTCATTCATAAAAAGAGTGAAAGGCAATTCCCCTCAGCTTGTAAGAATGGTAGTGGGGGAAAATGAAAAGCCTAGATTTGATAATGCAAATTGGCGAATGCCGTTGTTGTGTGCTGAGTGTGAGGCGTTAATAAATATTCGGTATGAAAAAAGTCAGATTGAATACTTGAGGGATGGAAAAATTAAATATAGGCAGCCGAATAGAATTACATTTGGCAAATTCGATTTTGATCGATTTTATCTTTTCTGGTTGTCGATATTGTGGCGGGCTTCAGTTGCCGAAATGGATGAGTTTAAAGGAGTTGATTTAGGCGAAGAAGTGAATGATATGCTCAGGACGCTAATACTGTCAGGAGATACCCGATGGAGAGGGCTGTGCGTATCCAGTTTGCTACATATTGGCATCGTTAAGTTGTTGCCCAGTCCGAGTATAGATGAGGCTACGCTTGCAAAGGTTTTGACTAGCATAGTTGTTGAATTGGGAAAGGAGGGGGCAACATTCTATTTCTTGGTTGAAGGCTTTCTAGTCGCATATCACTTGACCGATAACCCCGATCTTGAGCTTCCAAAAGAATTTGGGCGAATCAAGAAAACTTTCAATCTCCGTATGCCAGCATTGCGAATTGATGAATCACCATGGGCCACAAAGATGTTCAACAAGATGATTGCAAAGTCCAAAGAAAATGCCGGATGGAGGATTCAGTAATTATGCGGTGATGGGCTTCAGCTTCCCGCCCAGTTGGCCAGCGGTGCCGGCTGCAGCGCTGAAGGCCCCCGCATTCGCCGGCGGCGGGCTCGATGCGTGCACATGGCCAGCGATGTCCGCATTCATCTGTTGCACCAAGTCCAGCAGGTCGCACAGCACCTGTAGAACGTTCACGGATCCAGAGCCCAGCCAGGTCTTCGGCGCTTCCAGGTGTTGACTGAGGGCCGCCACGCTCCGGCGCAGTCCCTGGATCCGCTCTTCCATGTTGCCGCCCACAGTGGCGTTGCAGCGCTGCCCCACCACCAGGTTCATGTCCCGGCCGCTGGCCTGGTTCAGGTCGTCCACGGCGGCCAGGCTCGCGCTGCCGCCGGATAGCAGCTTCAGCGCGCCCAGCGCTTCCACTTTCTTGATCCCGCCCACGGTCTCGGTCGCGTGGTCGTCCACCTCCACCAGGTGGCTCTGGTAGCGCTCGGCGTTCTCTAGGGCTTCCACCTGACGTTCCACGGCCTGGTCACGGATCCGCCCATCGGTCTGACGCAGCCAGTTGCCGTCGGCATCCACACGCTGCTGGCTGGCCGCGCTGTGCTGCCACAGCTGGTCCCCTTTCGGCACGCTCGGCAGACTCAGCCCGTGCGGGAGCACCTGCTGCACATAGGGCTTGCTGGGCAGGCCGTAGGCGAAGCAGATCACCACGGTGGTGCCTTCCTCCGGGAACGCGAACATGCCCGCTTCCTGGCCGCCGTTGGGCACCGGTAGGGGCAGGCTCTGCAGCACCGGCAGGTCCGGGTCGGGTTCGCCGTTGGGCAGCAGCACCTCCACGTCGGCGGCGAAGCGCGGCCGGAAGTCATCGCACAGCCCGGGCGCGGCCGGGGCGTCTGGCACCGCCACCACGCGGCCGAAGCGCGGCAGGTGGTAGCCGCCGGAGAGTTCGGGGAATTGCCGCAGCACGGCGGCGCGAATCACGTCTTCCATCGGATGGCCATCTGGGTGTCGGCGAGGGTCACGGACGTGATCCGCTCGCCCTGGTTGATCGAAAGGCCCGGCCGCACGCCGGGCAGAGCGGCCACCATGGCGCTCTGGTTACCCTGGTACTCGTCGAACAGCTCGGCCGGCAGCTCCAGGGCGGTGCGGCTGCCCCAGTAGCTGTCGGCCCAGCTGCCCACGAACACCTCGCCATCGCCCTGCTGCTGCCAGATGAAGTCCGGGATGTCGAACACCCGGGCGAGGCTGTCCAGGGCCTGGAAGCCGGCGGCGAGGTTGTAGAAGAAGGGCGCCTTGGTGCTGGCGTAGGCCTGGTTTGGCACGCGGAAGCGCAGGCCGGTGCGGTTGCTGACTTCGGCCAGCACCTGGCGCAGATCCACATGGCGCAGGTTCATGGGCAGCGGCAGGGCCAGGACGTTGGTCAGCTCTCGGCAGAACAGCACCTGGCGGCCACCGCCGGCGGCGGTACAGCGCTCGACGTGCCCCAGGAAGTGGCGCTGCAAGGCGCTCTCGTTGTAGCCGATATCCAGCGTCACAAGCCCCCGCACGGTGGCCTCGGCGGTGATGGTGAAAACGGCGCGGCCGGGGCTTCGCAGGTTCAGCCGCACTTCATCTTTCACCAGCTGGTAGGGCGTGCCGCCCACGGCCAACACCTTGTGCAGCTTCATTTCAGGGCCTCATCCAGGCGTTTCAGCACGCGCTCGAAGCCTGTCAGCTCGGCAGGCTGGCCGTCGGCGCCCGTGGCGCCGCCGCCAGCGGTGCCGGTGACGGCCTGGCCCGGGGTCGACTGCTGGTTGACGGCGTTGCCGGTGCGGCGCTTCTCCACCCGCTCGGCGGTGGACAGCTTTTCGGTCAGAGTGAACTGGACGCGCCAGGCGGCCAGCGTGTCGTCCTCGCGGGCGCTCACGTTGTCGCTGAACTCGGCCTGGCGCACGCCGAAGGCCTGGGCGGTGTCGTTCACCACGCGGTAGGTGTGGCGCTGCCCGCCGGCGGCGGTGGCCTGCGCCAGACTCATCAGTTGCACCAGGTCGTCGCGGTCGGTGAAAGGGATCAACAGAGTGACGGTCAGGCTTTTGGGCTTGAAGCCCTTGTGGGCGCCGTCGGTGTTGCTGGTCTGGCCCGACATATCGGCCGTCTCGATGCGCAGCGCGGCGGCCACCTTGAGGCCCTTGCCGCGCACCTTCTGTCCGTCCAGGAGCAGCGTCATAGGCCCACCAGCTCGCGAACGAACGACAGGCCGGCCAGCGAGCCCACCAGGACAAGGCCTGCGCTCAGCACCCACTCATGGCCTGGGGCCTCGCCATCGAGGAGCCCGGCGCGCAGCTGCGTTGCATCGCCTGGGCCCACCAGACGCGCACGCATGGCGCTGTCGGCGGATCCGCCAGCCAGCAGCGCCTTCAGTGCGGCCAGTTTCTGGTCGCGCGCCTGCTGCTGGGCGCCCTTGCGGGTGGCCAGGGCGGCCAGGTCAGCCATCGGCGAGGAGTTGGCGGCGTAGCCCTCCAGGACGGCCAGCTGGCCGGCCATGCTCTGCTTCGCGGCCTTGGTGATGGTGCAGCGCTCCAGAGGCAGGGTCTGCCAGCGCGGCAGGGCGCCGGCGGCGGGGATCACCCACTTTTCTGTTTCCAGCTGCGCCAGGTGGCGCGCGCGGCGTTCGGCGCGCACCAGGTCAGGCACCGGCAGCAGCGCGTTGAAGCGCTCCAGGACGTCAGCGAGCTGGTCGTAACGGGTGCCCAGGAACATCACCGCGAGCGCGTGCTGCTGGCCCGTGGGGCGCCCCTGGTCGCTGGCGTCGGTCAGCTTACCGACCAGGTGCTGCAGCAGGTTCGGCGCGGACAGGAAACGCTGGTGGCCGCTGCCCTGGCCGATGCCGGATTGAAAGGGGGTGACCGCCAGGCAGGCGGGCGCCTCGCCCAGCTGGCTGCCCAGGGCGGCCCGGCCGGCAGCGATGGCGCCCTGGGCGGCTCCGCCCACCGGGCCCGGGTTGGTGGTGGCAATGCCCTGCAGGGCGGTGAGGCGCTGCGCGGTGCTGGCCAGTTCGCCGCCGGCGAGCGCCTGGGCGGCGGACAACTGGCCCATCCACTGGGTGGCTTGCTCGGGCCAGCGCATGGTGACGGGCGCCCAGCTCACGGCAGCGGATCCCAGCTGACAGCCTCCAGTGCGGCGAGGTCGCCGGCGGCGCGCGCGGTGTCCAGCTGCTGCTTCAGCGCGTGGGCGTGCTGCAGCTGCTGCAGCTTGTACTCGCTGAAGTCGGCGCCGACCTGGTGCAACTGCTGGGCGGAGTGTTCGCGGAAGGCCTTCACGCCGGCCTCGTCATAGCAGGCGTACAGCATGCCGACGGCACGCAGCACAGCGCCGAACAGGTTGAGCTGGTCATCCATCTGGCTGCTGTAGCGGTGCGGCGCGCCCAGGGCGCTGGACCAGAAGCCGCCGGTGATGGTCGCCTCGCACGCCTGGTCGATCTGCGCCGTGATCGCCGCATGGCGTGCCACCAGTTGGGCGGGGATGTCGTCCACCCATTCGCCGTCGCGCCACACCTGACCCAACTGAGGCGCGCTGAGGGTGTAGCCCATGGGGATTTCGCCGTGGCGCTCGATGGTCAGCGGGGCGCCGGTGGCGGTGCTGTAGACGGTGAGGCCGCGATAGGACGTGATCAGCTGCCAGCGCTTTCCATCCCAGCGCGGCACCTGGTGCTTTGCGGGCTCCGGCGGCGGTGTCTCGACGCACCCGCCCGGGATGAGCCACACGCCGGGCTCCAGCGGGGACTCGTCGGCGACGGTGGCGCTGACGAAGATGCCGAGCGGGTCGGTCTGGTAAACGGTCTTTGTCGTCATGACGGTCCTTAGAACTTGATGCAGGCGAGCAGCGAGACGTTGCCGGGGCGCGTTTCAGTGTCGCCAGTCGGGTTGATGGTGACGGTGTGCGTATGGTCGCCAGCGGCCTGCAGGTTCAGGGTGTGGCTGTGCTCGCCGGCCGCCCCCGTGGCGTCGTTGTAGCCACGGTAAGCACCGCCCGGCGTCCCGGTCTGGCGTACGTCTTCCTCGCCGCGCCCGTAGTCGACAGAGTGGGTGTGGCTGCCGTCTGTACTCGTGGTGCCTGTGTGGGTGTGCTGGCCGGCGCTGGATGTGCTGGCGGTGTGGGTGTGGGACTGGATAGTGCCGGCCTGGTCGCTGCCGAGCGTGCGCCCGATGTCGATGCCGCGCCCGTCATCCCAGAAGCGTGGGAAGCGGCCGCGTAGATCCGGCAGGTTGAACGTGGTAGAGCCGTCGCCCGCGCCGAACCGGGTGCCGATGCGAGCGAACAGAGCTGAGAAAGTGGCACGCGATACGGCTGAGCCATTCGCTCTCAGCCAGCCGGCCGGCGGCGTGTCCATGGCGAACATGCCGACCAGCCCCACTCCGGCGGCGTCAATTGCGACCCGCAGCGACTTCAGTGCCTTTGTGGTGGCCAGGATGTCGCTGCTGTTGGTCTCTGGGTCGTCGCTCTTGGCGTTGGGCAGGTTGCCCAGGCCCACATCGGCCTTTGTGGTCGCCTGAGCACGCAGGGCGGGATAGGTGCCTTGCTTGCTGGCGAAATGCTCGATCAGCGAAGGCTCCTGACGCATGAATACACGCCGGTAGTCCGTATAGGCGCCGTCATATGCGACGGTGCCAAGCAGGACCGTGTAGTGCTGGACGCCCAAACTGTCTTTGTAGGGGATCGGCTCGCCACCGAAGCGCACAGTCCAGGTGGTCACCACCTGGTTCAGTTGCCGCTCCATTGCGACGTCCAGCCACAGTTTCCCACTGGTGGTAGGCGGCATGATTTCCAGGACCCCCACCTGCTCGATGCGTAGGCCCGCGACATAGGCCACACCGGCGCCCAGGCGCACGCGGTTGTTCTGCATACCCTGGTTCGCAAAGGCCTGGTCGAAAAACAGCGACTGTCCGTACAGCTCCAGATTGTTCACACGCTCGCGCTCATCGATGCCGGCCATGCGCGCCGTGTAGTCGAATTGCCAGGTGCTGGAGTCGATGGTGATGCCCGTCAACGCCTGTGCCCCGTCGAACGCCAGCAGGAAGTTCCGGGTGACGTTGTTGCCGACCTGCTGCGGCAGGTTGTTCTTGCGCTTCTGCTGTAGGGGTACGTAGGTCACCGCGACCAGGACGCCCTCTTCACTTTCCAGGCCAAGCCAGTTCCAGTCGAAGTCCCCGATGTCACTGCCCAGCATCAGGCTGTAGACCACCTGGTTGGGGTTCACGTAGCCGCGCTGAGTCACCGCGAAGGTGCCCACGACCTGCGTTATTGGCGGTTTGGCCGCGGCTCGATCCACGTTGGCGTTGGGATCCAGCCCCGGCACGTTGGCGAGGACGAAGCGCGAGACGACGAGTGTCTGCTGGTTGCCGAGCTTCTGCGCGATCAGGCTTTCGCCGGCGTGGGTGATGCTTGCGCCCATGGGGCTCTCCTACAGGCTGGCGACCAGCGTCTGCTGGTCGTCGTTGAAGTCCACGACGCACACGCTCATAGGGAGCGGGGTCAAGGTGAGGAACGTATAGCGGCGGCAGGTGCGGCCGTACTGCTGCACCAGGACGCGCAACAACTCGGGGTTTTCGGCCAGTTGGGCATTCGAGAGATGCAGCAGCACCACGTCCCAGTCCCGGTCGGGATGGCGCTCCTCGATCTCGACGTAGCCGACGCCCAGTCGCTGAAGGATCCGCTTGAGGCCCGCGACACTGCCGGCGTCCACAGCGTTGATGAAGGCGAACTTCACCCGCAGTCGGAACAGGCTTTCCGGCTCGGTCGCGAACCTGCTGATGTCTCGCTGCCAGGCCAGCAGGTTCAGGATCGTCAGGTGGCAGGTCTCGGCGTCGAGTTGCAGAAGCGGCCATTGCAGCCAGCCCTCAACGCGAGACCACCAGGACTGTGCGGCGGCTTTGAGCTTGGATAGCTCGGTGCCCGACAGCCAGAAGGGAAGATCGATCTTATACATTGGCGATGTTCACGTTCAGCGTCTGCAGGCGCGGAATCCACAGGCCAACCTGCAGATCCAGGGCCGGCGTTCTCATGGATACGATTTCGGGGAACTCCTCGTGCAACTCTTTGAGCAAGCGGCTGAAGGAGAATCGCGACTGGGGGTAGGTCAGGGTCGGGTGATAGTCGGTGTTCTCGCGAAATGCGGCGCGGACGAACTGCTTGATGTTGTTCTGCAGCGCGTCGCGTTCAGCCTGGGAAGTTTCCGCTGGCAAGAAAACAGTCAGGTTCAGCATGGCGTTCTGCACAGGCATTTCCATCACCTGCAGGTCGTCGCCGTGGCCGTGGTTGCCCTGGTCACGGATATGGGCGTTGATCTGTTCCAAGTACGACGCGGCAGGCACGCCGGCATCGAACAGCACGTAGGCATTGGCGCTGCCCGGTCCGCGCGGTGCGCTGTGGTCGAAGTAGATGCCATCGGGCCGCACGCCAGGGAAGGCCGCGATCAGGGCCCTGTAGACGGCATCGGTGTGCCATTGGTTGACCGCCGAGAACTGATTTCGCACACGCAGGCGCAACTCGTCGTCGGGTTCAGGATCCGCGCCGGGGGTAGTCATCCAGTTGTCGGCATTCACCACCTGGGCGATCCCCGGCACTGGCTGCGGCAGTACCGCGTAGTAGCCTGGCGCGAGGTTGTAGCCGCTGCCCTCCTCGACGGCCTGTACGGGGATCTCCAGCTGCATCTTGCCGTCGACAAAGGTGCCGGCGGCCGTGGTCACCAGTTGGTAGACGTGGCCGTTGATCGGTGCCGACTGCACCACTGTGCCGGCAGGCACCTCAAGGTTCCCGCCGGCGTTCAGCCGGGTGAACAGCAGCACGCCGGAGGTACGTTGCGCGCCCTTGCGGGTCACGTTGACGCCCCAGGCCAGCATGTCCAACCAGCTGCCGGTCGCGGTCTGCACAAAGAAGTTCGGCAGGACTGTCCCGGCGATGAAGTCCAGGATCCACATCACGGGCTTGGTGACCAGGGCGGTCATCACCCGCCAGAACGGCGAATAGGCGCTGGTGTTGCTGACTTTCGCGCCCTGAGCAGCCACCTCGGCTTCCCAGGCCTGGCGCAGCTCGGCCTCGGTGGTGGGAATGGCGGCGTCACGCAGCGCCTTCTTGAAATCCACGGTCACAGGGTTACCTCGATCAGTCCGAATTCAACGGTTCGCGCGGTCACCAGGTACACGCCCAGGTCCTGGCGAGTGATGCGCGCGGTTCCGGGCACCAGGCGTTCGTCCGCCTCTACCAGGAGTTCCAGCCGCTGGATGCAGTCCTGTTGGCGCAGGCGGTCGCGCTCGGCCACCAGGGTCACCAGCAGGCCGCTTTCCCGGATCATGTGGGCGATGTCCTGGGCGATGCTCGCGCGGTCATCCACCAGCACCGGCTGGCGGGACGGGTCCAGCACCAGGTCGTTGTCCTGAATCAGCAGGTCGATGTAGAGGCTCATCCGGCGGCCATCTCCATCAAGCTTTCCAGTTCCAGCGGCGACATCGGCTTGCTGTTCTGGATGGTCAGGCTTTCGATGTGGGTGCCCTTGCTCTGGTTGCTGGTGTTCTGGATCCGTGTCAGCAAGCCCCCTGGCGGCACGCTGGTGGCCTGGGTGGGGGACAGGGAGGGGATCGCGGCGTTGATGGTCTGCTGCGCGCGTTGGGCCGCTGCAGCCTGCTCGGCCGCGCTCATCGCTTCACCGGCGCCGGGCACCTCGGGCAGGTCGGCAAAGCTGGTGTCGATGTTGATGCCGGGGATCTGGTTCAGCAGGTCGATCAGGCCGCGTAGTGCCTTGCCCAGGATGGCGAACGGCGACAGGTTGGCGAACGCCCACATGATCCCGTCCCAAACCGCGTTGGCGCCTTTCACAGCCACCTCGAACTGGGAAAGCCAGGTCACGAACTGGACGCCCCACTGCCACAGCTGAACGCCGATGTTCCAGAGCTGCTGCATGCCTGCCCACCAGAGCTTGAACAGGTAGACGATGGGGGTGATCAGCACCATCAGGGCCTGGAACCAGGCGGTCTGGCCGAAAGTGGCTTTCAGCTTGTCCCACCAGATGATGGCGGCGCCGACGGCGACGACCAGGAGCACGACGCCGGCGACCAGCAGCGCGATGGGGCTGAACAGGATGGACAGCACAGAAACCAGGCCGCCCAGGATCGTCAGCAGGCCTGCAGCGGCGACCAGGCCCAGCACGCCGATGGTGATGTAACCCAGCCAGCGGGAGATGTTGGGGAACATCGTCAGCCAGCGCTGGAAGGTCACGCCCATCTCGGTGGCGCGCTGGATCAGCGGCGTCAGCACCGGCAGCAGGGTCTGGCCCATCACGATGCGCAGGTTCTGCAGCATGGCGCCGAACTGTGCGAACGGGTCCACCATGTTCTTGGCCATCTGCTCGGCCTGCTCCATGCCCTTCACCTGGCCCAGCTTGTCCATGCCGTCGCGCAGGCGGTCGGTGTCCTTCATCAGCGTGATGATCAGGCGCGCGGCCTCGCCGCCGAAGCCGGCGGTGATGGCGTCCAGGTCCGACTGTTTCGACAGGTCGCCATACTTCGCCTTGAGCTTGTCCAGGATGGAAAGCATGGGCAGCAGTCGTCCCTGGCTGTCGGTGAACTGCATCCCGAGGTTCTTCTGCGCGTTGGCGATGTTCTCGAAGAACGCCTTGTAGAGGCCGCCCGCCTCCCCGCCCTCAATGGTGCTGCCGAGGGTGCCCAGGACCGCCATCTGCTCGGCCAGGCTGACGCCGGCGGCCGATGCGCCGATGCCGGTAGCCTTGAACGCGTCGTTCAGCTGCTGGCCGCTGGTACGGAACAGCTGCACGGCCAGGGCGCTCTGGCCCGCCAGCATCTCCACCCACTCGCCTTTTCCCATGGCATCCGCCTGGGCTTTGTTCAGGCCGTAGAGGGTGCCGATGTAGGCGCTGATGGTCTCGCCGTCGGTCTTGGTGGCCTTGGCCAGCACGTTGGACGCGTTGGTGAACAGGGCCAGCTGGCTGCCCGTCAGGCCCTTGATCGCGCCCTCGATGCTGTACGCGGAGCGCACGAACTCGGTGGCGTTCTCGCCGTAGGCCACGGCGAAGCGGAAGGACTTCTTCTGCAGGGCGTCCAGGGCGTCCTCGGCGACGCCCAGCGAGCGGATCTCGCCCAGGGCTGCCATCTGGTCGCGCGCAGGCTGCAGGCCCTCGCTCAGGGCGAGCACGGACCCCACCACGCCACCGGCGCCGGCGGCCATCTGCACGAAACCGGACTTGCCGACCTCGGCGACGTCCTGCAACTGCTTGGAAACCTTCGCAGCTGGGGCGGTCACCTGGTCGACCAGGCGCAGGATAAAGTCCAGGTGGTTGGTGGGGTTGGCAGCGGCCATGTGGGTTCCAGGTCAGCCGTTGAGCGCCATGGCGATGCCGTTTGCAACGGCGATCTGCATGCGGCGCCAATACTCATCTTCCAGCCACTTGGCGGTGCCCATGTTGTCAGCCGTGGGCAGCGCGCCAGGTAGCCATCGCTCGGTCAGGGCCAGCAACTGGCCCAGGCCGTCCTCGGTCAGGCGCTCAGCTCGGGCGAGGGCTTTTTTACCGTGACCTCAACGTCCGGGGCGTACTCCTCCAGGAGCGCGCCGGCCAGCTTCATGGTGGTCATCGGGTTGGCCAGGAGCGGGCGCAGGGTGGCCAGCTGTTTCTGGTCAACGGCGGTGACCAGGAGGTTATGGGAGGGCGCCACTTTGTTGGTGGCAGTCAGGCCGTTGAAGTACTTGGTGACCAGGGCACCGTCCAGGTGAAAGGTGAATTCGGCGTCGCCCATTTCCAGGGTGATCTCGCGGCGTTCGGTCATGGCTCAGTTCCTCTTGAGGGTCGAAAAGTGGGTGTCGAGTAGGGCGCGCAGGTTCAGCTCCAGCTTGTCCATGGCGCGGTCGATGTCGGCGTGGCGCGGGTAGTTCTGTGCGATCTCCACGCGTAGCTCCAGGTGCTCGCGGCGGGCCTCGCTGACCTGGCGGAACAGGAAGGCCTGGAAGCCGATAACGGCGGTCAGCAGCAGCTCGGGCAGCAGGGTTCCGATCTTTTCCAGCAGCTCCATCAGATGCGCCCCCAGTTGCCCCGGCCGCCGATGCGCACGGCGCACCACATCAGCCAGGCCAGGGCGCGGTTCATGCCCTCCTCGATGAGGGCTTGCTGGAAGATCCGGTCCGCCTCTTCCTTGGTGAAGCGGTGGGTCTGGCTGGTGTAGATGTAGTCGTGCACCACGGCCGGGCGGCGGGCCTGGGCGTGGTCGCGCGGGACGATGCGCCAGGCCAGGCGCGGCACGCTGGCCAGGTCCGTGCGGTAGCCCGTCGGCACCACCACCAGGCGGTCGTCCTGGGTCATGTAGGGCAGCGGCATGGTGGTTTCCCAGGCGTCCAGCTCGGGAAGCGAGCGCAGTTCCAGGGCGGCCTTAAAGGGCATCGGCAGCGCACTCCACACGGATCTGGTTCGGCGCCGTGGCGGTGGCGATGGCAGCACGCAGGCCCACGCGGGCAAGCGCCGGCGTCGAGCAGTAGCTGTCCACCAGGTGCGCGGCCGTGGTGCCCACCACGGAGTCGGTACTGCAGGCGCCGAGGCTGAACAGCACGGCGACGGCGCCGGCGAGGGGCAGGGCGAGCAGGGCGTAACGCTTCATGGTCAGTAGCTCCAGAGGACAGGGGAGGGGAAGCGGCCGCCGGCGGACGTCCCGAGGTGGATGAACCGCGCGGCGCCCTTCTGCGAGATGCCGATGCGGGTGAAGCCCAGATCCAGGGCCAGGCGCAGCAGCTCCACGGCCTCGGGACCACGGATGGCGATGTCCACGGCCTTGCCGGTGCAGTGCTCGCCCGGTGCGGCCTTCTTGGCCTCCACCGGGTGCTTGGGGCAGCGGTAGGCGCTGCTCAGCTTGATCGGCTTGCCGAAGGCGGTGCGCAGCTGCTGCAGGCGCTCCATGAAAGCGGTGTCCATCTCGCGGCCGTCGCTGCCGCAGTGCCCGCACTTGCAGCGCAGTTCGACCAGGTTGAAGTTCGGCCAGGGGCTGGTGGTCATTGGCGGTAGTTCCTTTCGTGCGCGGTTTGGCAGCGGACGCAGCGAGTCACGCCGCCGAGCGCCTGGCGCTCGGGCGGGATGTCGTCGCCGCAGTCGATGCAGTCGGAACGGCTGGGGCCGGAGGCGCGGGAGCGGGCGAGCTGGGCGGCCAGGGCCCTTTCCAGCTCCAGATCCCCGCGCGCCACGGCGCGATCAACCCAGTCAGGCATCAGCGCAAGCCCTCGATCTCTTCGGCGTCGAGGTACGGCACACCGTTGATGCGTACGAAGTCCGGGCTGGTGACGTCATACGGCACCTTGTGAACCGACTTGCTGCCGCCCTTCGGGTCGATATCCAGCAGGCTCGAGACTTTCAACTTGCAGCCGAAGGCCTCCACGCGCAGCTCGTCCTCGCCGGCCTTGGCGAAGAACACGATGTCGGTGGGGTCGATGCGGCGGAAGCTGCCGGCGCGCTTCGCGGCCTGCATCAGCAGCGAGAAGTTGGCGCTGTCCAGTTCCAGCTCGCCGCTGCCCGCCACGTCGCCGTCGACGTGGCCATCGGGCACACCGCCGGTCTGCGCCACGGCGCTGTTGTCGGTGATGTCCAGGGTGGCTTTCTCGACGTGCACCTGGATGTCGCCCAGCATCACGTCGAAGTTCATCCCGCTGATTCGGGCCATGGGTTACTCCTCGCTGCTGCTGGACAGGTCCAGCGCAATGTTCGCGGTCAGGTCTTTCGGGCAGTTGTAGGGGCGGACCTTGATGTAGGCGTCCACCTTGGTCTTGGTGGTCCACACCAGGGTCAGGTCGTCGTCCGCCGGCGGCTCGATGTCGCCGGGGAATTGCTCGCCGGCGAAAGTCACGGAGCGCGCCATCTGGCGTAGCGGCGCCATCAGTGCGGACTTGTTGGCGGCCATGCTCGACGGGGTGTTGTTCAGGCGACGGTTCGCCACGCGCTGGATCAGCAGGACGCGGATCTGGCGGGCGGCCTTGTCGGTGATACGCAGGTACTCCAGCACCTGAAAGTCCGAGCCCGGGGCGTCCAGCATGTTGGCGTCGCCCCAGAACGTGCCCGGGTAGTCGGGATAGGTCTGCGGGACGGAGAAGCGGGCCTTGTCCAGCTCGGCCAGGATGGCGGACGGCAGCGGCACACCGTCCTTGTCCACGGGCGTCTCGCCCAGGCCCAGCAGGGCGCCGGTGGCCACACGCATGGGGCTGTCGGCAATGCTGACGGCGGCGTTCGCCAGACGGCCGGCCAGGACGCCCTGGTCATTGCCATGCAGCTTCGGCACGACCAGGACGCGCGGGGCGGAAAGGTCGGTGGTGATGGCGCGCTGCTCGGCGAGGTAGGCGGCCCAGTCCTGGCCAAGGGTGATGCCGGCAGTGGACGCCAGCATGATCACGCGGCGGCCGTACTGGTTATTGATGGCCACCGCCTTGTCGTGCATGGCGGACAGCTGCGCGCCGGTGGTCACGGGCAGCGTGATCACCACCAGCTCGACGCTGTGGTTCTCGCGCATGGCCTTGTCCAGGGCGGCTTCCCAGCCATCGGCCGATGCCACCGGCGCGGCCAGGCAGGCCCAGCGGTCACCGCCGTTCTGGCGCGCAGCGGCCACCTGGGTTTTCAGGTCGCTGGCGGGGATGCCCAGCTCCGTGTCCAGGTCGCTCTGGGTGTTCAGTGGGATCAGCTTGCCGACGTTCTTGGACGCCGGGCCGATGAACAGAAAATAGCGCTCGATCTCGGTCACCGGGCCCTGGCCCAGGTTGAGATTGTTGACGCTGACTTTGCCTTGAGCCATGCGAGGGCCTCGTTATCGGGGTGCGTTGAGGGTTTGCTGGAGGACGGTCTGCGCGATCTCGCGCACGTCCTGGGTGTCCGCGCCGAGCACGGCGCGGGCGGGCAGGGGGATCTCCCAGCGTTGCTTCTTGGGCTCGTCCAGGAGCTTGGAAAGAATCAGCCCGGCGCGGCCGCTGGTGAGGCTCGACTGGATCCAGGCAAGGGTCGGGCGCTTCCAGCGCTTGCCGCTGCGGATCCTGTAGCCGGCGTCCAGCAGGGCGCGGGCCTGGAAGCGGGTAGCCGGGGCGTCGTAGTCCACGGGCGCCAGACGGCGCATGCGGGCGGCGCTCATGACCTGCGGAAGGCCGTGCTGGTGATCGTTGGCGATGCTGGACATCAGGCGGTTGCCCCAGCCCAGCACGGCCTCGTCAGCGGTCAGGCTGGTGACCGACAGGGCCTTGGCCAGGCCGCGCATCATCTTTCGCTTGCCGCCGGCCTTGCGGGCCTCGAATGGCGTGCCATCGACGTTCTGCTGAGCGCCGATGCGCTTGCGGTTGCGCGTGCGGACGCGCTTGCTGATGGTGTTCAGCAGGCGACGGCGCTTCGCCGGCGGCAGGGCCAGGGCGTCCAGCAACTGCTGGGCGCCGAGCAGGCCGCGCACGTCGAAATCAACGATCGGTGCGGCCATCGGTGACGCCTCCCTGCTCAGCCACCCACAGGTCGAACGGCACGAACGCCCAGCGCTTGCCGTAGGCCTCGATCTCGCCTTTGGGATCCTCGGCCAGGTTCTGCGGCTCGACGAACTCCAGCTGCAGCTCGACGTCCGCGCTGTCCAGATCCATCTGGTCGATGGAGAAAGTGGGCACCGGCAGCGGCACGTCGTCGCGGCCGGGGTCGTTCACTTCAAGCCACGAACCCACCAGGGCCATCAGGCGCCCCGGGTCGTCGGTGAAGCGCTCCAGGATGATCACCGCGCGATAGCGCATGTCACCCATGTGCAGACCGGCCTCGGTGGGCTTCCAGTACAGCGGCAAGGTGACTTGTTCGGTCCAGCTGTCCAGCTGCTCGGGCAGGACCAGGCGGCGCTCGATGAGGAAAGCGGTCAGGGCGCGCAGCTTGTTCACAGCAGCACCGCCGTAATGCGGCCGCGCGACTGCAGCAGGCGGATGGCCCGCTGGCTGTACGCCAGGAACAGCTCGCGGGTCTCCGGCGCTTCCTTGGCCAGGTTGGTCGCCTCGGGGCGGCGGTTGATGGTGGCGAACTGGGGCAGCAGGTCGGCCTTGGCGCGGCAGTACACGGCGCGCTTGTAGGTGGCCACCACGAACGGCAGGTTGGGCACCTGGTCCTGTTCGGCGTCCTCCAGGTAGGCGATGCCCAGGGCGATGAACTCTTGCCGACGGTGTTGCAGGTCCTGGTTCACTTCGCCCATTGCGGTGCGCAGGCCGTCCACGACCAGCTCCAGGGCGTACTCGGCCGGTAGCCGATACGTCTTCTGAAACTCGGCCACCTGCAGGTTCGGCCAGAGGCCGTCATTGATCACCCAGGTGTCCACGGTGTCGTTGGATTTGCCAGAAAAGCTCATGGCGCGCCGCTCGAATAGGAGCGGGGTGGCCGCCTTCAGTGTTGCGGGCTGCAAGCAGCCGTCACACAGGGGCGGGCCCCGCTGGGGGTGGGGAGACGGTTATTCGTTGCCCGCCTGGTCGGCCTGCTGCTTGCGCAGGGCCTTCTCGGCGGCTTCGCGGCGTGTCTTCACGCCGATCTCGGGGTGCAGCGCCTCGGCGCGCTGGAAGTGCGCGACGGCCAGCGCCCATTCCTCGCGGTCCATGGCCATGGAGCCCAGGACCTTGTGGTAACGCGCCGGGATCCGCTCGAAGAGCGACCAGGGCGTGGGCAGCGGCAGCTCGTGGTCCGGATCCAGCCCGGGCAGCACGCTGTCCACAAAGGGCAGGAAATGCGACAGGTAAGGCTCCGGGCTGCGACCGGCCTTGAACTCGGCTTCCGCCCAGTCGATCACCGTGTCGGCCACGAAGGTGGGCACGGTGCGGTCGAAGCGTTCCGGCAGGGCCTGGCCTTGCCCGATGCAGAAAAGTGCCAGCTCCAGGCCTTGCTCGAACTGGAACGTGTCGAACAGCCACACCAGGACGTTGGCCACCACCGGGTTGGGGTAGTTCAGGCCGCTCTCGCGGTAGCGCTGCACGTAGGGCAGGTACTTGGGCAGCAGCTCGTCGCGCTTGATGAGGCGGCGATGTTCGTGGCTATCGAAGGTGCTGAGTCGTTCCAGGTCCACGTCCAGGGCGGCGACCTGAAGGGCCAGGTGCTTCTGGGCGTTCGCCTGGCTGGTCAGGGCGTCGGTGGGGTTGTAGGCCGGCTCGATAGCCGGGACCTTGGGAGACTCACCCGCCAGGACGCGGCGCTTGTGGGCAAGGGCAATGCTCATGGCTGCTGCCCGCCGTTCAGCACGACGTTTGCGGATTCGATGCCGGCGAACTTGCCCAGCTGCTCGACCACGAAACCCTCGTTGCGGCTGTTGTAGTCCTCGACCTGGTTGCGCTTCGGGTTCTCCTGCAGGTAACGGCGCCAGCTGCTGTCCTGGAAGTAGATGCTGAGATTGTCCCAGCTGGTGACGACCACGCCTTTCTCGGGGAAGAACGGCACGGTGAAAGAGGGCAGGCCGCCATAGGTCGCGATCACCTGCTGGCTCTCGATGCGCTCCTTCTCGGTCGGGGTGTCGCCCTGCTTGGCGTACAGCTTGCCTTTGTCGTAGGCCAGCAGGTCGCTGCCGACAATGGCGATCAGGTCGCCGGCGTCGCGGAACACCGGGTCGATCATCTGTTTGACGTCGTGCACCAGGGCGTCGAGGTTGGCGTAATCGCCATTCCCACCCAGCGAAATCTTGCCCGCGACGGCGTCGCCGGCGGCGAGGATCTGCTGCGGGGCTTGTTCGCGCACGATCTGCAGCCAGCCCTTGTTCACGTCCTGGAGCAGCGGGAAGTTCTGGATGTTGGTGTCTGCGGCGACGTGGGTGCCATGCCAGCCGACCATGATTCGGTCCAGGGCGATCTGGCGTTGCACGGCCGCGGCATAGCGCTCCTGGAAGTCCTTGAACTTCGCCCAGCTGTCGATGGTGGAAAAGCGCAGGGCCACATCCGTGTTGGTCTCGAACAGCTCGTAGCCCTTGCTGTCGAGGTCCAGCAGGTGACGCGGCACGCGGTCGCGCTGGCTGGTGTCGGTGCGGCCGGTGGCCGGGCCGTTCAGGCCGATGATGACCTTTTCACCCTTGAGCTGTTCCACCGGCACGATGTTGATGCGGGCCAGGAAGTCCGACTTCTGGGTGATCTTGTCGTTCAGCTCCTGGGCCAGGCTCGGCTCGACGGCGAACTGGCGGCAGGCATCGTCCACGCCGTAGGTCTCGGCGTAGGCCTGGACCAGGGCGTAATACTGGCGCTGTGCGAGTTGGGTAAGGCTGCGGCTCATATCACAGGACCCTCTTGGCAGGTTCGTTGACCGGTGCGGTGGTGCGCGGCACCTTGCGGCCCTGGGCGGTGTTCAGCAGCTTGGTCATCTGCTCTTCCAGAGCGGTGAAGCGTTCGGCCAAGTCCTGGTTGGCGATCTTGGTGCGCTTGAAGTCGCGGTCCTTCTCGGCGGTGGACACGATCTCGTCCACGGCGGCGGTAACGTCGTCGATGGGCTCTTGTTCAGGTTCCGGCGCCTCGGCGGCAGCGGGCTCGATCACGGCCTGAATGCCGGCGGCAACGGTCAGCAGTTGCACCAGCAGGGCCTTCAAGGCCGTCGCGGTAGCTTCATCCATTGGGGGTTTGCTCTCGGTGGTGGGGGACGGGGTAGCGGGCGCCTCATTGGCGAAGCGCTTGAAAAGGGAGGTCAGGGCATTGATCAGGCCCAGCCCTTCGGCTGCCGGGACGTCATTGCGCAGGGGGCCCAGCTCAACCGACGCGGCGTAGTAGGCGGCGGCACTGGAGCGCTTGGAGAAATACAGCTCCTGGGTGCCCAGGCTGGCGGGTTCATCGGTGACGGCCAGGCCGGTCAGGTAGGCGCGGCCGCTGTTGGCGAAGTCCGGGGTGATCTCGATGCTGGTGAACAGCTTTTCCCCTCGGTCGTTGAGCCAGAGCAGCTTGTCGTTGGGCTTCAGCTGCGCTTCCAGGGCGACCTGGCCTTCCTCCAGCTCGGGATCGTCCTTCGGCTCTACCAGTCGCACGGCGAAGACAGTGCCGTGCGAGCCCGGCCAGCGTTCATGGTCGGCCCAGATCACCGCTGTGTAATACGACGGCTTGTAGGTCTCGGCGATGTCTCGCAGCTCCTGCGGCGTGATTTCGCGGCGGTCGGCGGTGGGGCCGCTGGTGGCAACACGTTTCCAGTAGGAGACGAGGGAACGGGGCATGAAATCGGGGCTCGATGTCGGTTCGGAGACCCCACCATAGGCACCGAATCAAACCCAATCCATCACTTCAGTTTTGCATCGTAACTATCCGAAAAATATAGGAATTTATCGAAACGATAAGGCGCGTTTCGGGGCAAATGGCCGCATAGACTGCGGCCCATGCCCTACTCCGTCGAAGTGAAAGAAACCGCAAAACGCCTGTACCTGCGCCGCTGCCGGCCGCGTGAAATTCAGGCGCAACTCGGCCTCCCGAACGTCCGAATCGTCTACTACTGGATCGCCCGTGGCGGCTGGGACGAGATGCTGACGGACGAGGAGCCGCTGACCGCTGTCAGCCGGCGAATCACCCTGCTCCTGGAGAAAGTCGGCAGCCTTTCCAAGGGCGACCTGGACGAGCTGGACCGCCTGACCAGCGTGCGCGAGCGCCTGGTGAAGCAGGCCGCCCGGCCGGCACCGGTGGAAGCGGCCGGCGCTCGCCAGGACAGCAGGGAGCTGTCGCGCGGCGAGCGGCACGACCGGGGCGAGCGTGGCGAACGGAGAGAGGGCAAGCGGCGGCCGAAGAAGCTGAAGAACGACATCAGCGAGCTGACAGAGCTGGGTTTCGTGGAGAAGTTCACCAGCAGGATGTTCGGCTACCAGCTGGAGCTATTCGAGGCGAAGAAAAACCCGCTGACCGCGCGGATCCGCAACGTCCTCAAAAGCAGACAGATCGGCCTGACCTACTACTTCGCCGCCGAGGCCTTCATGGACGCGGTGCTGACAGGCGACAACCAGATGTTCCTGTCCGCCAGCCGTGCCCAGGCGGAAATCTTCCGCAGCTACATCGTGGCCTTCGCCGCCGAGTGGTTCGACCTGGAGCTGAAGGGCAATCCCATCGTGCTCAGCAAGGACGGCAAGCCCTGGGCAGAGCTGCGTTTCCTGTCCACGAACAGCGCCACCGCCCAGGGCCACCATGGGCACGTCTACATCGACGAATATTTCTGGATCCGCGACTTCGCCAAGCTCGATGGCTTGGCCGGCGCCATGGCCTCGCATGCGAAGTGGCGCAAGACCTACTTTTCCACCCCCAGCGCCGTCACGCACCAGGCCTATCCGTTCTGGACCGGCGAGGAGTTTCGCAACAGCAAGCGCGGAAAGAAGGCCGGTCCCTGGCCCAGCGAGGCGCAGATCCACGCCGGCACGCTCTGCCCGGATGGCCAGTGGCGGAAGGTGATCACCGTCCTGGACGCGCAGCGCGGAGGCTGCAACCTGTTCAACATCGACAGGTTGCGGCTGGAGAACGACGAAGACCGCTTCGACCAGCTCTACATGTGCAAATTCATCGACAGCACCATGTCCGCGTTCGCGTTGAGCGACCTGGAAGGGTGCTACTCGGACCTTGGGCTGTGGACGGACTACGACCCGGCCGACCCGCGTCCCTTCGGCAACTACCCGGTGTGGTTGGGCTACGACCCCAGCCGCACCCGCGACGATGCCACCTGCGTGGTGGTGGCGCCGCCCCTGGAGCCGGGCGGGACGTTCAGGATCCTGGAGAAGCACAGCTGGAGGGGGACCGCGTTCACCTACCAGGCCAAGCAGGTGGAAAAGCTCTGCCAGCGCTTCAACGTGCAGCACATCGGGATCGACATCACCGGCGTGGGCTATGGGGTGTTCGACCTGGTGAAGGACTTCTTCCCCAGGGCCCAGCCGATCCACTACAGCCTCGAAACCAAGAACGCCCTGGTGCTCAAGGCCCAGGACACGATCCAGAGCGGCCGCATTGAATGGGACGCTGGCTGGACCGAGATTGCGGCCGCGTTCCTCTCGATCAAGCGCGGGACCACCGCCAGCGGCCTGATCACCTACAGCGCGTCGCGCACCGAAGCCACCGGCCATGCCGACGTGGCCTGGGCGGTAATGCACGCGCTGGCCAATGAACCCCTCAACACCAACAAGCGGCGACGCAGCCGATACGTGAGCGACCAGACCAGCCATGCGCAAACGAGACCGAAAGCAGGATCCACAGGAACGGCGGGGCGCTCGCGCCTTCAGCTTCGGAGCCCCGGAGCAGGTGCTGACCGAGAATATCGGGCAGTACCTGGGCGTCTTCGCCAGCGACAACGGGCGGCTCTACACGCCGCCGGTCTCCCGGCCCGGGCTGGCGAAGCTGCTGCGCGCCAACGCACATCACGGCGCCATTCCCAAGTTCAAGCGCAACCTGCTGCTGCGTGACTTCATCCCCAGCCTGGGCCTTGGTACCGGCGATATGGGCCGGGCTGCGCTGGACTACATGGTCTTCGGCGAAGCGTACTTCCTGAACAAGGACAACTTCCTGGGCGAAGTCCTGGAGCTGCAGCAGCTGCCAGCGATCAACATGCGGGTAAAGGTGGATGGCGGCTTCGTCATGCTGTTGCCCAAAGGGCAAGAAATCGAGTTCGAAGCTGACGAAATCACCCATGTGATGGACTACGACGTGGAGCAGAACATCTATGGCGTACCCGATTACCTCGGTGGTCTCCAGGCGCTGCTGTTGAACGAAGCCGCCACCCTGTTCCGCCGGCGCTACTACTCCAATGGAGCGCACGCGGGATACATCTTCTACACGAACGACCCCGACCTGACCGAGGAGGACGAGGAGCAGCTGCGCGCGCAGATCTCGGCGAGCAAGGGGGTGGGCAACTTCCGCTCGATGTTCGTGAACATCCCCAACGGCGGCGAGAAGGCCATACAGATCATCCCCGTGGGTGACTTCCAGGCGAAGGACGAGCTGGAGAAAGTGAAGAACATCACCCGGAACGACATCATCGCGGCCTGGCGGATGAACCCGGCGCTGGCCGGCATCATCCCCGAGAACACCGGTGGCTTCGGCGACATTGAGAAGATCGACAAGGTCTACACGAACAACGAGATGCGGCCGATCTATCGGGTGTTCGAGCAGGTGAACCAGGTGCTGCGGCAGGACCGCCATATTGCGTTTCGGGAGTGATATAGCCACTACATCTTGTGGCAAAATGGTTCCGCTTTAGGCACCTTGGGGAGGTCGGGGATGCGGGTGGAATGCAAGGAATGTGGGGGCAAAGCCCGCATTAGTTCGAGGAACAAGCTGTCGGTGGAATTCGCTCAGCTCTATTGCCAGTGCCTGGATCCGCACTGTGGCCATGCATTCGTCATGAACCTGGCCTATTCCCATGCTTTGCGACCCGCTGCCCGGGCGGTCGATCAGATCCTGTTCGACCGCCTGCGTGATCTACCGCGTGATCAGCAGCGCGCGCTCTTCGATCAACTCGGAGCGGTGTCCACGCCCTGACCCAGCTCCATCTCTGCAATCAAGTCCATGTGGTGAAGTTGCCGCATGCCCATGACGAATATCCCGGCCTTCGCTCGTTCGGAAAATTGGACTTCAGAAGTGACTATTTCCAACAGCGCGGCTATGCAGTTGCGGCTGTCTTCAAAACCCTGTTTCAGCTCAAGTTCGGTATTCGCTGGGCACATCTTAAAACTCCATGTTGGCAGGCTTCAGCTGGGGCGGACTTTACTGGCCGTAAAAATGTGCGGTCAAGCACTTTTTTTGCACTTTCATAGTTGGACTCCCATGTTAGGAACTGAGCCGCCTTCATTTCCTGAGTGCGGGTCTTAAGCCTTGAGGGGCGGGGCTTTCAGCTCGTGACTGTCACGAATTTCCGGTATTTCGTAAATACGGATTTGCGGATTTACGGTGCGCTGTGGTTACGCTAATCATGATTACTACAGATCATGTAAACATGATTGTGTTTACATGGTGGATGCTAACTTCTGCTTACTTTCGTTAGTGCAAAAGTACAAAAGAGCATTTGCACCTCCAGTAATTACAGGGGGTTGCGCTTATTGCACCTGGCAGATGCCGGATTTGAAGGTGGCTAACTTGCAGGCCAAATTTGCAATTCTGGTAGTGAATTTCTGGTAAAAGAAAAGGGCGCCGAGGCGCCCTTTTTTCAACCGGGAATAATCATTCTCGATTCCGATCTTCGGCGCTGAAGAGTGCCCCCAACTGAACGAACCCGAACTGATGGCGGCCAGCAGGATCAGCCATCAGCACCAAAGAGAACCCGAGTGGCAGCGATACCTCGTGCACCTGTTGCCCTGCGTGAAGTTCCAAGGCCTCGGTTTTTGCCACCAGGGCGAATCCCGAATCCAAGCCCAGCACATGGCAGAGGCGAACGGACAACGCATCGCGATCAGTGCCCATTCGGTCCCTCCAGGCGCGGGTTTACCGGTGTCGGAGTGATGGCCATGGCCATGGCGACAACTGCCAGTTCCTTGTCGGTAAGCGGGGAGGGATCGCGGCTCTCGGGCGCAGTCTTGGCGAAGATGTCATTCGCCTGAACAAACGCACCGTAAGCGGTATCGAAGCACGACTTCAGGCCTTCCCTGAGTGCGGAAAAGTGAATCTCGAACTCGATGGCCTGAGCTGCGGTGAGCTTGACCCCGACCTGAGCACGCTTCGCCTTGCTGGTCCAGGTGCTGATTTTGGTCGTATCCAGGACCTTGGTCAGGACCTGGGAAGCTAGACGCCGCTCGAACCGGCCCGAGTACCTGAACCAATGCATCTCGCACGTCTCGTCCGCAAGGTCTTCGAGCGCCAGGCCGTGCCGGTCGAGCAGCTTCTGTAGTACCCGGCTCGCGTTCTCCTTCTCACCGCCAATGCCACGCTCAGCCAGCGCGATGAGCTTGCGCAGTTTCGCTTTCACCTTGTCGTCGGCGACCGAATCGTAGTGCTCAGCCATTGCGGCCACCGCTGAGCGTGAACGCTTCCTGTGTGGACGTTGCGCGGATTGACATCAGCAGCTCGTTCAACCCGTCCTGGACCGGGTCATCGTCGAATCCCATCATGAATGCCTCGCACCTGGACAGCAGTCGTTCGAGATACAGAACCCGTGCACTGAGGACGCGGACGACCAGGTGCTGCTCTTCATCGTTCGACCCGGGGGCCTGAAAGGACTGGTCGAGGCGCGCCACAATCTCCGAATTCATGCTGCGGCGGTTGTTCTCGGCAACGCCGGCGATCTGCTGGCGCATGCCGTTGGGCATGCGAAGGACGAATTTGTCAGCGGTACGGGAGTCAGTCATCGGTCAGTTCCTGGATGGTGAAGGTGGTCGCGTCCTGCTGCTCCAGCAGATCCGGGCATTGGTCGAGTTTTTCCGCCAGCCTCTCGGCTGCACGCAGTGCGCTTTCGGTGCTGGATGCGGTTTGCTTGTGCCCTCTCGCCCTGGCCACGTAGGCACCGGCGGTGAGCTTGACGGTAATGTTCATGGCGTACTCCTGGTGATGATCTGCAAGCGGCGGGGACGGCATGGCTTGGCCAGCAGCTCCTCGAGCACGAGCTGGTCGCCCGTGGTCAGGAAACCGCTGCGCATGGCTTCATTGGCCAGAGCTTCCAGGTTGTCTCGAGACTCCTGGTTGCGCTTCACCTGGTAGGCGATCAGCGCACCGCCCAGCATCTGAAAGATGGGTGTGCTAGCCTTCGCGGCGCTTCCGCATGGGGTTTGTGTCTGCATTTCACGTCTCCTCTGTGGTGGTTGGTGCCGGGGAGTTGCCGCTCCTCGGCACCGTCTCTTCACTACGCCGGCGTCAGGTGCCGGGCGGTGTAAACCGGGCGCATAACGCGCTCTACCTCGAATATCCCCAGCTCGCTGCCGTCCACGTCCTGCAGGTGAACCAAGGTCATGTGGGAGGCGTTTTCCATGGGGTTGCGGCGCCAGTGATCAGCGGCCGCCAGCTCTGCTAGATCCTCCGCCCTGGCGTTCTCCAGGAAGCTCGATGGCAACGGCAGCACACCGGGCACCCCGTTAACGCAGTAGTGAACGTTCACCGGCCACCCCCGTTCGAGGGCGACCACATCTGCACCAGGTGCTTCCAGATCGCTTGCCCTTCAGGGATCCGTTCATGCACCTCCACTTCCGGGCTGTAGTCCATCATCAGCACCTTCAGGCAGTCCTCGAACAGCACCAGGTCGAGGGCGCGCAGATCCGTCAGGTCGAAGGGATAGCCCTGGCCGTCGTAAAGCCCGAGCAGGAAGCGGCCTACCACACGTCCCTGGCTGGTATCCCGAACCGCCACCGGCACCAGGCGCGCCAGCGCTTGAGTGCCTGCCTTTGCCAGCTCGCCCTTCTGACTCTCGTGGGCGATAGCCCGGGCAAGTGCTTGTCCTAGTGATTGCGTCATGGATTGCTCCTTTGGGTGGGTTGCGGGGTTGGAAAGGTGGCGAGCAGGCCGACGAGCACTTGGAAGACCTCTTGCCCGAGGTCGGCCGCAGTGAGTTGGCCGAAGTGCAGGTCGTGTTCACGTTGCAGCCAGTTCGCACGGTTCGGGTTGGCCAGGCATGCCATCGCCATCAGTAACGCGCGGCGGGGGGCGTCCAGGGCCTGAAGCTGCTTCAGCAGCCGGGCCAGTCCAACTCCAGCCAGGCTCAGGTGTTCGGGCGTCGCTTCTGCGGGAAGACCGACTTCAGCTGCGGCGCGCTGCCACCAGATGGGGAAGTCGACTTCGGGGCGCATGCTCGATCTGTCCATGGGGCAGCGGTGTGGGCGTTGCATAGCGGTCATTGGCGTGGCTCCTTCTTGATTCGGTTCAGTCGGTCCCGCATGTCTTCACGGAAGGCGGCACCGCGCTTGGGGCTGGCCAGCCAATCCACGATGTCCTGGCGGGTCCAGGTGCGGAGGATGTGGCGGGCAAAGCACTCCCTGCGGCTGTTCTCATCGGTGCTCAGCCCGGCCATAACGAGGCCTTGGCGGTGCAGGCCGCCGCTCGAAAAAGAAAGAAATATGCGTATGCCCTCGAATGGTCCGGAACATCTGGAACAGGCCAAGGGCTGAAAGGCTGGAGCCCAGGGAATTCGGGGTGTGCAGCGGACTGTTCAATGTTCCAGCGCTCCGGAACATCCCGGAACAGCAATTCCGTGTAGATGGCTGTGGAGCCCGCAGCACTAGGCTTCCAGCCTGTTCCGGCAGCTCGGGGGAACCGGAACATTCCCGGAACCTCCTGGAACAGGTTTGTTCCGGTCTGTTCCAGCGTGTTCCGGTTGAGGTGGAACAGGATTTCGCTCTCAAAGCACTGATTTACAAGGGGTTTATTCTTGAGATTTCCAGTGTTCCAAATGTTCCAGACGTTTTCGGTCATTACGCAAAAACCAACCGAGACCCCCGAACCCCCCATACCGGCAACCTTCACACCCGCTTTCATCACATCCCCCCCCGCTTCTGGAACACCAAGCAGTTCAGGGGGCGCTTCTCCAGGCGGGAACGCACTTTGCGGCTCTCAATGAACTTGTAGGTCGTGCTCTGCGGCAGGTAGCGCCGCAGCAGAGCGGCGGCGGTGAACTCTTGGCCGCTGTTGCGGCAGGCTTGTTGGAAGTGCTCCAGGTTGATGGCAATCAGGTTGGGGTCAGCGCTGTGATTGAGGGTTTCCTGAACCTCTTCACGCTGGCCATCCGCATCGGTGTGCTCCACCACCCGCTCGTTCAGGAACTGGTAAGTCAGCCAGAACTGGGCAGCGATCTTGTTTTCGGCGCTTATGCGTTGTTGACGCTCCAGGCCCCTGGATTCCAGGTGCTGCGCCATCAGATCCAGGTCTTTCAACGTCCAAGCCGGGAAGAGCGGCTGGGACGCTTTCGCGGCAGCCATCACCTGGGCGTGGCACAGGACAATTCGGCTGTGCGTGATGCCTGGCGCTTTCTGGAAGCGCTGCTTGTACTCGTCGAAGGCCGCGTTGTAGCGGGTCAGCCACTCGATCTCTTGGCCAAGAAGGGCGCGCATGCAGCCGGCTAGATCCTCCACTTCCATTTCCTTCAGCCGGTTGGCCAGGGGCTCCAGCTCGGGTCGGTGGTGATCAGTGGTCAGGTGGATGTAGACGATGCGGGTGATGATGGCTTCCGAGCCATCCACGTTGGTGTTCTGCGAGATGCACACGGCGCCACGGAACAGCAGAGCCTCGGTGTCGCTGTTGTTGCTCTTGACGCCGGTCACCCGCAGCTTCGCCTCGTGGTCGAATAGCTGCTTGATCTCGTCCCAGTTGTACTGGACGACGGTGGTACGCCCCTGGGCGTCGGTCACTTCCTTGTCCGACTCCAACAGCACAACGGGCAGATTGCTGACGGAAGCCAGCGCCCGGAGCAGTCCAATGCCGGAGGCACCGTTACCGCTGGGTTTGACGCCCTCTTCATTGCGACGGCCGTACAGGCGCCAGAGGAAGCGGAGCAGGGTGGACTTGCCGGCACCTGCGGTTCCCGTCAGCTCCAGGAAGGGCCAGGAAGCCTGCTTTGTGCGGATCTGCTGGGCGAAGAGGGAGCCGAACCACCAGGCCAACACCACCAGGCCGTTCAGGCCAAACACCGCGCGGAAGTCAGCGAACCAGGACGGGTCGAAGTCGCCGCCACGAACGATGGGATAGCTGCGGGTCGAGGTCTTCAAACCCTTCCCCTTGACGTCGAGAAAGCCGTGCTCGTTGCTCATGATTTCTTTTCCTCTGTGGAAGCCGAATGTCGGGAAGCAGTAGGTGTGTGTGCTTTCGTCGTACCCGATGAAGGGCAGCGTGCGGACGGTGCTCGGGTTGCGTAGCCAGTCGCTTTTCAGCATGGCCAGGACCTTTTCGCCGCCCTCGAACATGCCGCCGGGGGTGCGCTCCAGCAGCGCCTTGGCGAAGCCACGCGGCTCCGTGATGGCGCTGGGCGGCAGCGGCTCGGTGCAGTTCAACTGGCCGTTCGGGAAGGTGAAGCGGAAGAAATAACGCTGCTCGCCGGTTACGGCGTCGCGCTCGATGTATTCAAAGGCGGGGATGCAGTTGGCCACCTGGTCGATGGACGCGTGCTTTTTGAAGTCGTCCTTGTAGCTACCGGTCTGGTCCTCGTCGATCTCCTGCTGAAGCTCGGCGGCGTTGACCTTGCAGGCGTACAGGCAATTCTCGAAGTCCACCAGGAAGAAGGGCCGGCGGCGACGGGTGTGCATCACATAGGCCTTGTCGATGGGCGACCGCGCAGTGAAGAGGCGCCCCCGGTACTCGGCGTCCTTCATGTAGGCGTCGTCCAGTTGGCCGTCGCGGTACACGTCATCCCAATCGCGGTCAGGCTCGCCCAGCAGCACCCAGCCAATTTCGTTCATCTGCCGAAGCTTCGACAAATACTTGGGCAGCACCTCGCGGCCGGCCTTGTCGTTGTCGAACCCCGTGCACCAGGTGATCGACCGCCCCTTGTTGGCCTCGATGATCTGCCAAGGGAAATTGTTGGCACTGATAGATGCGATGACCTTGTGGCCAGCAAGCCAGAGCGCGATGGCGTGGAAGATGCCTTCAACGATGATGACTCGGCTGCCGCCGGTGATCTCCTGGCCTGGCGGCATCCAGCCGTCGCCCTTGTAGGTCATGCCATAGCGAATACCGGCCTTGTCACCGTCGTTTCGGGCTACCGCCCGGGCGTCAATGATCCGTTCCCAGTATCCGTTCCCGAGGGGGAAGCGCACGGTGTCGCCCCAGCTCTCGTCGGCGAGCTTGCGGCGCTCCTGGGTGTACCAGCCTTGCATCTTGCTGATGTCGAAACCCCGGTTGCGCTGCAGGTAAGCATCGGCTGTGGCGTTAGGGGCTGCTTCAGTCTTCGGGAAACGCTCGCTCAGATTCTCGAAGAGGTAGCTGTATCGCTCGCGGGTCTTCTCGGTGAAGCGGCATTCGTTGAGGCGATTGCATGCGAGTTGGAAGGGCTGCTTCCTGGATACGTAGAGGGTACGGTGCCCGCAGTTCGGGCACTTGCCCTTCTGGAAGTAGCTATCCGTAACGCTGCTGAAGTCCAGTCTTTCGTCGTTCTCCAATGCCTGGATCACGTCCCGCCGGTATATATCCTCGTACTGCATTACCGGCTCCTCACTGCTTGCCGGAGGAGGATTTGCTGTGGTCTGCACGTACTCGTTCGGCCTGCTCAGCTGCTTCGAAGGCCATGTGGACCATGTTGATCAGTACGCTGGACTTGGAGCCTTCGCACTTCGGACGAATGAGGTATCGGCCTTGTTCGATCTCGCGCCGAATCGACCGATCAGATAAGCCTGAGCGGCGCGCGAACTCTTGGACAGTCACGTAAGGCGTGTCGATGGTGATCTGCATTCTGTTACCCTCTGAAGTGATATTGCCTAGCAAAGTACCTATATAGGTACCTAATCCTGGTGCCTATATAGGTTCCTGTCAAGAGGGGGAGCGATGGAGTTAGCGGTGAAGCTGAAGGCGCTGCGCGCCAGGGAAGGTGTGACCCAGGCAGAGTTCTGCAAGCTGATGGATTTCAGCTTGAGCACGTACAAGAAGTACGAGGCTGGGAACTTCGAAATGGGATATGCGGCGCTGTCGAAGCTGCTGACGCACGCGCAGTTCCACAAATACACGCTCTGGCTGATGACGGAGCAGGTCGCGCCGGAGGCCGGGCAGATCAGCCCGTTGTGATGACGTGGCAATCAAGAAGCTAGATGACGGCCGCTACGAAATGGATTGTCGGCCGGAAGGCCGCAACGGTCCTCGTGTCCGCAAGAAGTTTCGAACCAAGAACGAAGCTCAGGTCTATCAGAACAGGATCATGGGCGACGGTGCCCGTGGTGAATTCGAGAAGCGACCGAAGCGCGATGACCGACGGTTGAGCGAGCTGGTTGGATTGTGGTTCACCTTGCACGGCAACACGCTGAAGCAGGGCGAGAAACGCCGTCGTGAGATGCTGACTACGGTTGCGCGGATCGGTGATCCGATGGCCTACGCCTTCACTGCTGAGATGTTTGCCGACTACCGTGCAGCCAGGCTCGAAGGGAAGTGGGGGCGACTCAAGGTCGGTTCTGGAAAGAAAAAGGGCCAGGCAGCTAAGCCAGTTGGGGCCAAGACCCTGAATCATGAGCTCGTCCATCTGCGGGCGATGTTCAACGAGCTGGAACGCCTGGAAAAGTGGTCCGGTGATAACCCGCTGGAGAAAGTCAGAGCTCTGAAGCAGGACGAGACCGAGATGGGATATCTCGCCAGCGAGCAGATCCCTGTTCTGCTGGCCAAGTTAGATCAGCACCCATCGACTGTTGGTCTGGTTGCCCGCGTTTGCCTTGCCACTGGTGCTCGGTGGTCAGAAGCCATGAACCTCACACCTCTCCAGGTGCGGGATGGGCGTATCAACTTTGTGAGAACTAAGTCGGCACGGAATCGCTCGGTACCAATATCGGCGGACCTACAGCAGTTGCTGACGGAACAGCTTCCCTGGCGCTCGTCCTATTCGGCGACCTACAAGGCATTTGAACTTGCCGTGGCGTCGCTCGACCTGAAGTTGCCGAAGGGACAACTGACGCACGTCCTTCGCCACACGTTTGCCAGCCATTACATGATGAACGGCGGGGACATCCTCACGCTGCAGCGTGTGTTAGGTCACGCGACCCTTCAGATGACGATGCGCTATGCGCACTTCAGCCCCGGCCATCTCGCGGAAGTCGTCAACCTGAACCCTCTGGCGAGAGTGTGTGGACACTTTGTGGACACTGAAGCGAAGTGCGAACTGATCGTGGACACTGAAAAAGTGGCATGA